TAGAACATTACGAGCATTGGAAAGATACCACTATGGTAGCTGACCTGATAACAATGCTTGATAACGTGATTAGCTTCTTCTGTTTCAACGCTCCCAAAGAACTGTTTAAAGCTATCTACAGTGCGACACAAGAGAGAAGTTTAGGACTAGGTGCAATGGGGTTCCATAGTGCTTTGCAACGCGCACGTATCCCGTGGCAGTCTGTCATGGCTACCAGCTACAACACTATGATGTTCACACACATCAAAGCCCAAGCCACAGCAGCCACTATAAAGCTGGCCCGTGAGCGTGGTTCTTGTCCTGATGTTGATGGTGTTCGTAATAGTCACTTGTTAGCTATCGCACCTAACGCCAACTCATCAATCATTGCTGGTTGCTCTGCATCTATAGAACCTCTTAAGTCAAATGCATTCACACATCGCACCCGTGTTGGGGCGCACCTTGTCGTCAACCCTTACCTTGAAAAGGTAATCTTTGACTATGCATACACATGGAAGGATAAATCTAAAGTTTGGATAGAAGAGCAGTGGACTTCAATCATTCTTCATGAAGGTTCTGTGCAACACCTTGAGTGGATGGATGAGTGGGATAAAGAAATATACAAGACAGCTTTCGAGCTAGACCAACGATGGGTAGTGGACCACGCAGCAGAGCGTCAACCATTTATCTGTCAAGGCCAAAGTGTAAACCTATTCTTCCCTGCAGGGACCGATAAGGCTTACGTCAATGAAGTACACCTCCGTGCTTTTAACAAAAAATTAAAAGGGCTTTACTATCTTCGTACAAGTGCTGGTGCAAAAGCAGACACAGTAAGCTTCAAGCCTACCCGTGTTGCTCTTAAAGACTATGCCGATGATGATGAATGCCTTTCATGCCAAGGATAACCAATGAGTTTGTTAGACCAATCACCAGCTTACAAACCCTTCGCCAACCCCAGCTTTGTCAATCAAGCAATCGAGCATGACAAGTTAGCTTGGGGTGAGTGGGAGTGTGACCTAAATGAAGATGTAGCACAGTGGAAGTCTGGAAAGATTTCCGCCAGTGAGAAAAACTTTATCACCCAAATCCTTCGTCTATTCACACAGTCAGATGTGATAGTCGGGGGTAGTTATGTGGATGTGTTCCTACCTCGTATCAAAAACAACGAGGCTAGAATGATGATGCTGTCATTCGCACAGCGAGAGACTATCCACATGCGTAGCTATGCATTACTTAATGACACCCTTGGGTTTCCAGAGTCAGAGTACACAGCGTTTCTTGAATATGAAGCGATGGCTGACAAGATTGAGTTTATGCAAACTTTTGACCCAGATACTAAGCAAGGTCTAGCCAAAGCTATTGCTCAGACTGTCTGCAATGAGGGCATGAGTCTGTTCAGTGCTTTCGTAATGCTTCTTAACTTCCAACGATTTGGAAAGCTTAAGGGAATGTGTGAGATTGTTGAGTGGAGCATCCGTGACGAGACAATGCATGTCGATGGTATGACTGCGTTGTTCCGTCAGTACATTACTGAAAACCCAGAGGTCGTTACTGATGAATTTAAACAGTCTATCTACGATATGTATCGGACTGCGGTTACGCTTGAAGATAAAGTTATTGATTTGGCGTTTGAACTTGGTGCTATGGAAGGTATCACTCAAAGCGAAGTTAAAGAATATATACGCTATATCGCAGATAGACGTTTAACTAATCTTGGTCTTAAGCCTAACTGGGATATTGAATCTAACCCACTGCCTTGGCTTGACTGGGTTTTAAATGGTGACTCCTTTAAGAATTTCTTTGAGGGTCGTGTTACAGATTACTCAGCAGATGGAATGTCTGGTGACTCATGGGGATGGTAAACATGCCACGTCAACAACGTAAGCTAAAACCAAAGCGTGAAATTAAAGAGAAGTTTATGGAAGAACGGACAACACGCACAGCACTCCAGCCGAAAAATAAAATGCAAGCAAGGTACATTGAAGCTATTAACAACTTCACTCAGACCATAAGCTTGGGCTGTGCTGGAACAGGTAAGACTTACATAGCCAGCACTATGGCAGCGCAGCTTTACATGCAAGGAACCATCAATAAGATAATTCTCACTCGACCAAATGTCCCTTCGTCAAGAAGTTTAGGGTCATTTCCTGGTACTTTAGAAGAAAAGATGGCTCCGTGGACTACGCCTGTGGTGGAAGTGCTTAAGAACTGCATGGGTGGGGCGTATGAGAACGCAGTACGCAATGGTGCAATCATCGTAGCTCCCTTTGAAACCATGCGTGGGTCCTCATTCAGGGATGCATTCGTCATTATGGATGAGGCACAGAACACAACACCAGAAGAGATGAAGATGTTCACCACCAGAATTGGTGAGAACTGCCGAATCGTAATCAATGGTGACATTGCCCAATCAGACATTCGTCAAACCAGTGGCCTATCAACAATCATAGAACTTGCACAACGCTTCAACTTACCTGTACCAGTTATTGAATTTGGTATTGATGATGTTGTTCGCAGTAAAGAATGCAAGATGTGGATTGAGGCCTTTCATAAAAGTCAACCAAAGGTTGCGCTATAAGAAGGTTCCTGTATGGACTTAACAGAATTTCCCTATGTTCCTTTAGAACTCGTTGAGCATCTAGAGAAGATAGTACCCGATTGCGTTCCCCGTCTTGATGATACGGAACGTGAAATATTCCACAATGTTGGTGCTGTCCATGTTGTTGCTTTATTAAGAATGCAATATGAAGCCCAAAATCAAATAGAACAAACGGAGCATTAACATATATGTGTTTCCCAACACCAAGCGCACCTGCAGCAGCAGCAGCTATTCCACCAGCACCTCCACCTCCACCACCAGCAGACTTAGCACCAGCATCAGTCAGGATTGGTGATGATGAGATGAGCAGTGCCCGTAGTAAATATAATGCCAAAAAGAAAGGAACTAGCTCACTGCGGATTGCCCGTGCTGTAGGTGGTACTGCTGCTTCTGGCACTAACATTCCAAAGAAGTAGGATGATATGACCTCTATCCAACAACGATATGAAAAGTTGGAGACAGAACGTGACCCCTTCCTTACGAGAGCGAGAGAATGCAGCAAGCTAACTCTCCCCACTCTAGTTCCTGATTCAGGACACAGTTCTAGCAGTAAGTTTGATACGCCTTTTCAGGGCATTGGTGCGCGTGGTGTAAATAACCTAGCCTCCAAATTACTACTAGCACTTGTTCCACCTAACTCACCATTCTTCCGCCTCACTGTGGATGATTTTAAGTTACAGGAACTCACCCAACAAGAGGGTGCTAGAGCGCAAGTGGAAGAGGCTCTGTCTTCTATAGAACGTGCAGTGATGTCTGAGATTGAATCTAGTTCTGTCCGCATTGCTACCTTTGAAGCATTAAAACATCTGTTAGTTGCTGGAAACGTGTTGCTATATTTACCTGAGAAAGGTGGTATGCGTGTGTTTCACATAGACAGGTATGTCATTAAGCGTGACCCGATGGGTAATCCTTTAGAGATGATTACCAAAGAAGACATCTCCCCTGAAGCATTAACACCTGAACTTCAGATGTTGTGTGATATTGACCCAACCAAAGAAGATGGTTACGGGCATGAATCAGTGGTTCTCTACACCCGTGTCGTCCGTGATGGAAAGACTTGGAAAGTGTATCAAGAATTAAAGGGTAAGCCAGTACCAGATTCAGAGGGTACATACCCATTAGATAAGACACCTTGGATACCTTTACGACTCTCTCGCATTGACGGGGAATCTTGGGGACGCGGTTATGTTGAAGAGTATCTAGGTGACTTACGTTCACTAGAAACTTTAACTCAAGCTATAGTTGAAGGTTCTGCGGCAGCTGCCAAAGTTCTATTCTTAGTCCGACCCAATGGCACAACCCGTGCGCGTGTGCTTGCCGAAGCCCCTAATGGAGCTATTCGTGAAGGTGACGCTAATGATGTAAGTACACTACAAGTTCAGAAACAAGGCGACTTCCAGATTGCGTTTCAAACCGCACAGGAAATCAAAGAGCGTTTAGCTTACGCCTTCTTAATGAACTCATCTGTACAGCGCAATGCTGAACGTGTGACTGCTGAAGAAATCCGATACATGGCAGGTGAATTAGAAGATGCCCTCGGTGGTATCTACTCAATCTTGTCTCAGGAATTTCAGCTACCTTTAGTAAACAGATTGCTTTTACAAATGCAGAAGCAACGCAAGGTTCCTTCTCTGCCTAAAGGTATTGTACAACCCACAATCACCACGGGCCTTGAAGCACTTGGTCGTGGACATGATTTAAATAAACTAGCAGCCATGTTGGAACAGCTTGGTCAGTTAGGCCCAGAGACTTTAATGAAGTACATGAACATTGGAGATTATATATCCCGTGTTGGTACATCATTAGGTATTGATATGAAGGGCTTGATTAAGACAGACGAAGAAATCCAACAACAGATGCAACAACAACAGATGCAACAGACAGGTGAGCAGTTAGCACCTCAAGCGTTTGATGCTGTTAAAGAACAGATGATGGCTCAACAACAACCCCAAGGAAATGTAGAACAGTAATGGTAGAAACAGTAACAATTAAGCAAGAACCACAACCTGATTCACAAGAGCATATTGATGCGATGGTGGCAAAGGCGGAAGGCGCAACAACTGAACCTGTACAGGACAACCTTGAAACCCCAGAGGTGGATAGGCCTGAGTGGTTACCTGAAAAGTTCAAAACACCTGAAGACCTCGCTAAGTCTTATGCAGAATTAGAAAAGAAGATGTCCAGTGGAGAAAATGCAGATACTACTGCAACCACTGACACTGAAATTCCAACTAATACTGCAGAAGAAGTTACCGAAAGTGCAGGTATAGATTATGAGGCACTTCAATCGGAGTACCAATCAAATCAAAGCCTGTCACCTGACACCTATGAATCACTAGCTAAGTCAGGAATTCCCCGTGAAGTCGTAGACCAGTACATCGCAGGCCAAGAGCAACTTGCAACATCTCAACGCACGACTATGTTTAATAGCGTTGGTGGTGAAGAAGCTTATGGAAGCATGATGGAATGGGCAAGTACGAACCTGAACGCTAGTGAAGTAGATGCCTACAACAAGACCATGAACAGTGGAAATATTGACCAGATTCAAATGTCTGTTCATGGTTTAAAAGCTCGTTACCAAGCCGTCAACGGCAGTGACCCTAAGTTAATTAGTGGTGACACTGCTTCTGCAAATGCAGGCGGACGCTTTGAAAGCGTAGCTCAATTAACGGAAGCAATGAGGGACCCTCGCTATGCGAAGGACTCAGCATTCCGTAACAGTGTGCAGAATAAACTTTCCAATTCATCAATTCTGTAACACAACAAAGCCCCTAAACTAACAGTGGGGGCAACCTATTCCAAAAGCCCAAAGCTATTAATGACAAAGAAACTGCGCCCTTGAGGGGGACAACGCTGTGGGAAGTTATTGAGTGCTGGAGCCTCAAGAATAAACAAACTTGAAACTTCAATCCTCTTTACAAGGTATTAAAAAATGAGTAATGCAACTGTATCACGCATTGGACAAGTCAATGGCGCAAACGCCACTGATGCTTTATTTCTAAAATTATTCGCTGGTGAAGTAATCACCCAGTTCGAAGAAAAGAACATCATGATGGGTTTACACCAGACCCGTACTATCACTAACGGCAAGTCAGCTTCCTTCCCTGTCATGGGTACTGCTGCTGCAGCTTACCATGTGGTTGGTGCTGAGATTCTTGGTGGTGCTGTTAAACACGCTGAGAAAGTCATCACTGTCGATGAGTTGCTTGTAGCACCTGCCTTCATAAGTAATATTGATGAGGCTCGCAACCACTACGATGTTCGCGCAACCTACACTTCAGAGTTAGGTAATGCATTGGCTAACACCTTTGATAAGAACGCTCTACGCATGGTAGTACAAGCTGCCCGTGGTGCTGAGACTATCACAAGTTCTGGCAAAGCTGGCCTTCAGATTTCTAAGGCTAACTACAACACTGCAGCATTAATTATCGCTGCTTTGTTTGAAGCTGCTGAAGCAATGGATGCTAAAGACATTCCAACTGATGGACGTGTTGCTGTTGTATCTCCAGCCATGTACTACAAGCTAGCACAAGACACTACAATCATGAACAAAGATTGGGGTGGTGCTGGTGTCTATGCTGATGCCAAGGTAATCCGTGTAGCTGGTATTGCTATTGTAATGTCTAACCACTTACCTACCGGTAACCAATCTGCTGTTACAGGTGAGAACAACACTTATCATGGTGACTTCCAGAAGACTAAGGCTGTGGTATTCCATAGCTCTGCTATTGGTACTGTTAAGTTGATGGACCTTGCACTTGAATCTGAGTACGACATTCGTCGTCAAGGTACTTTGTTCGTTGCTAAGTATGCAATGGGCAGTGGCATCCTACGCCCAGAATCTGCAATTGAAATTAAGATTAACTAAGAACTTCTTATAGTTAGTCACAAGGGAACTTCGGTTCCCTTTTTTTTACTTTTTAAAGGACTCGGTATGTCATTAAATCTCACGACTGAACTAGAAGCAGTCAACACCATGTTGAATGTAATTGGTGAAGCACCTGTAAACACATTAGTCAATATGACTTCTGCGGATGCGCTTACTGCAGTCTCTATTTTGAGAGATATAAGCCGTGAAGTGCAGTCACAAGGGTGGAACTTTAACACTGAACACGACTATCCACTTATCCCTGACCAAGACAGTATGTTATCTCTGCCTGTTAACACTTTAGCCGTGGACACAACTGCGGCATCTTATAAAATTGAGTTAGTACAACGTGGACTGCGCGCATATGACCGCAAGAACCACACATATACATTTACAGAAACAGTGCTATGCAGCCTGATTGTATTACTGGCTTTCGATGAAATTACAGAAGCCGCACGTCATTACATTGCTATACGGGCAGCCCGTATATTCCAAGACCGAGTATTAGGTTCTGAAACTCTTCACTCTATGAACAGGGATGATGAGTACCAAGCACTTACAACACTAAGGCTTATGGAATCTGAGAATGCTGACTATAACATTCTGACAGGTAACACTGACGTTTCCCGAATCTTAACGAGGTAATCTATGTCACTTGTAAGCAGTTCAATTCCCAATATAGCCAATGGCGTTTCACAACAATCTGCAAGTGTTCGTCTTAACTCGCAAGGTGAAGAACAAATAAACGCTTTCAGTTCAATCATCAGTGGTTTGCGTAAAAGACCACCAACCCAACACTTAGCAACTTTATTAACTAATGCACAAGCAAATGGTAACTATTTTATACACGTTATCAATCGTGATATTACAGAGCGTTACATTGTAATTGCTGACAACAGCAACATACGGGTGTTTGATTTTAATGGCACAGAAAAGACAGTATCAAAGCCTGCTGGTTATTCTTACCTATCTTCTGGAAGTCCATTGACTGACTTTAAAGCAGTCACAGTGGCTGACCATACTTTTATATTAAACAAGTCTATTACTACATCTGTCACAGCAAGCCAATACACGTCTGAAACTTCAGATTCTATTGTACATGTTAAGCAAGGTAACTATGCAAGCGTCTATCGGGTATTTATAGACGGACAGCAAAAAGCCGCATATACAACAAGTGCGACTGATAAAGCTACATTGCAGACTGACCAAATTGCACTTCAACTAAAGACCCAGTTAAATTCTAGTTTAAACGCTAATGGCTCTTTATATAGTATCCATCGTAATGGCTCTACTATAAGAATAACAAGATTAACTGGAGCAGACTTTAGTTTAAGGACTGAAGATTCATCAGGGAACCAAGCACTTATTGGCATAAGAAAGAGCGTACAGAAAATATCTGATTTGCCAGCAAGGGCATTTCCCAACATGATAATCCGTGTAGCAGGTGAAGGTAGTTCTGACTCTGATGATTACTATATTAAGTATGTTGAAGATAATGATTCATCAGGATACTGGCAAGAAACTGTTAGGCAAACACACGACACAACAATCACAGCCACAACTCTTCCTTGGAAGTTAGTAAGCAATGCTAATGGCACATTTACATTTACTAACAATGCATGGGAGGGCCGTTCTGTTGGTGACTTTAATTCCTCACCAGACCCAAGCTTTATCGGTAGAAAAATAAACGATGTGTTCTTCCATAGAAATCGTTTAGGTTTTATCTCTGATGAGAATGTAATTCTTAGTAGGTCAGGTGAATACTTTAAGTTTTACCCTGAGACTGTTACTTCTATTTTAGACACTGACCCTATTGATGTATCTGTAAGCCATACTAAAGTATCTATACTTCGCCACGCGATTCCGTTTAACGAGACTCTGCTTCTGTTCTCAGACCAAACCCAGTTCATGTTGAATGCAGGTGACGCTCTGACACCAGCAACTGTGTCCATAAATCAGACGACTGAATATGAATCTAGTTTACAAGCAAGTCCAGTTGGTGCTGGTGAGTATGTTTACTTTGCCACTAACAGAGAAGGGTATACAGGCGTTAGAGAATACTTTGTACAGGCAGATACTTCATCTAATGTTGCTGTTGATGCGACCCTCAATGTATCTCGCTATATAAAGGGAACTGCAACAAACTTAGTTAGCAGCACAAACGAAGACATGTTATTTGTTCTCACCGATGGTGTTCACTCAAAGCCTACTTGTTATGTCTATAAGTACCTTAGACGTGATGGTCAATCATTACAGATGAGTTGGTCCAAATGGGAATTCCCAAATGCTGACAGAATCTTAAACCTTTCAGTAATTGAATCTACAGCTTTCTTTCTTATACAGAGGGGAGCTTCAATAATGCTAGAGAAAATGCAGCTCCAGGAATCTCCTGAAGTTACTTCTGCTGGTTCTATGGTTTACCTAGACTCTCTTAAAGCAGGAAGCACAGCAGCAACAGGGCAGTCTCTAGTGACTGTGGATGGTACTCAATATGTAGGTTATCCCTACACAATGGAGTATACATTCTCAACACAGTACAGAAGAACCCAAGGCATTGGCGGTAGTCAGTTAACAGACACGTCAGGACGCTTACAGCTTCGTGAATTTAAATTGCTATTTGAGGACAGTGGTCGCTTTAACGTGACAACAACATCTCAAGGTGTCTCGCATTCTTATGCTTTCTTAGGGCCTCCAATTGGAGTTCAAACGCTTGGACAGGTAGACATTACATCAGGTGTTTTCTCTCTTCCTATTCAATCTAAAAATGACAGAGTGTCGATAAAAGTAAGCAATGCTACACACTTCCCATCAGCCTTCCAATCAGCAGAATGGACAGGTTATTACACAACAAAATCTAGGAGAATCTAAATGACAATAAGCGTTAGGCCTGCAAAATTGAATGATTGTAATACGTTAGGCCCTCGCTTACGTCAGGCAGATAAAGAAGAGTTAAAGCTCTCTTGTGGGCATGGTCCAGTGACAGCACTGACCATGTCTATGATTGCCTCAGAGAAGCCATATGTGGCTGTTGATGAGTGGGATGTTCCCTTTGCAATGTTTGGTGTAGTTGATGCTATTGATAAAGGAGTTGGCATACCTTGGATGCTCGGCAGTTCAGGTATATATAGACACGCTAGGGAGTTTACAAATGAATGTAAGCACTGGCTAGAAACAGTATCCAAGGGACATGATGTCCTTGTTAATTATGTACATGCTGAGAATCACAAAGCTATTAGATGGCTAAAATGGCTTGGCTTTAAATTTATTTATCTAGACCCAGAGTATGGGGTAGGTAAAGCACCATTCTATGAATTCGTAAAGGTGAACAACAATGTGTGACCCCACTACCATGATGGTACTTAGTGTCGGTACTTCTTTAATGGCGTATGACGAGAAGGCAAAACAAACACAAGCTCAAAATACAGCGTCAGTAAAAGACTACCACCAGAAAATTAAACAGACTCGTTTAGCCCAATTACAATCACAAGCATCTATGAGTGATGCTTTGTTTGAAGACACTATTGTTGCTAAACAAAACCAAGCATCTGCCTATGCGCGTACAGAAGGCATGGGTGGCTCATTAGTTAACAGAATAGTACGCGACCAGCAAGCGATAGAAGCTCGTAACAAAGATAACGTGAACCAGAACTACGCAATGGACATTCAGCAGAAGCAGTATGAAATGCAAGGTTATGCAGTTCAGTCACAAGGCAGAATGAAAGCAGCCCCAAACTTTTTTACAACAGGTTTAGAAATTGCCGATACATATTACAAATATGACACCGCACAGAAAGGAGTTATTACCTAATGGCTGAACGTCAACTTCAAGTAACTCAACTAAACTCTTCAGCTAGGGCAATGGATACTTACGTTAGACCTGAGTTAGAAAAGAACGCAAGGGCTATAGGCCTGCTTCTCAACTCTATTGATAAAACTGACAATGACCGCGCTATAAAGAATGCGGAGATTAATGCAGTAACTGAAGCTCTAGGTAAAGGTCCAGAAGACCTTCATAGCAGAGAAGGATTTAGCATACGTCCTGATGCAGTTGCTTACAGGTTTGAGCAACGTGGATTGCGCTATGCCCTTGACTCATTACCAGAAGCGGAATCGTCTTATCAAGAATTCCTTTTAGGTTCTAATGATATGGGTACTGACATAGAGCCTTTTCTTGATGGTCTGTATGGTGGAATATTATCTAAGATTAACGATGGTGGTGGTAGTCAGTTCTTAATGGCTGGTGCAGGTGAGACTCTTGTTAATGCCAGAGACGATATGAAAAAAAGGCACATGGAGTACATTGATAAAAGAGCCAGAGATGAAACTATTAGCAACCTGTCAATGCGTGTGGATAGTATCGTACATCAAAAGATAATCGTTGATGAAATGGGTCAGCCATTGCCGCCTCAAGCGTTCAATGACCGAATTAAAGATATTGATTCATTAGCTGTTGAAATTTCAAGGGTAACTCATCTAACAAAAGGTCAGGCTAACAAAGCTGTATTTGAATCATTACTGGCTATGGCTGCTGGCAATGACCCTGAGAATGCTGAAAGGTATATCCACATGGCAAAGCTAGTCAGGTACGCCAAGGGTAAGAATGGTGAGTTAAGACCTGAAGCATTTGAAGCAATCGCTATGGCAGAGGACGCGGCTGCAAGAAAGATTAACAGTAAGAATATTGCAGAAGCTGCCGCATTAAAAGAAAAGCAAGATAAAGACAAGGTGGTAGCCAGCGCAAGCCTTATTAAGCATCTCACTGAAACAGAAGGTGCTGTGGTTTCTCTTGCACCAGAGCAACAACAAATGCTCGCTGCTGCTGGGATAACTGTTGAAAGGCAAAACGCTATGATGGATGCTACCAATCTTATGAAAGCAGGCGGTCAAGAGAGTCAAACACAAGCAGAGAATTGGGTGCAACTCTCTCTTAATCTTGCTGCAAATCGTCAGAATCCAAACATGGGTTCTTCATATTCTCAATTTATGAATATGGTTTCTGAACAGCAAATCCATCCATCGCGTCTTAAAGAAGCAATAGCAATGTTCAAAGGAATTGAGCAAGCTGCTCCATTAATCAACAACCTTCTTAACACTCAACCTCGTAATGCATGGGTCGCCAGTATAGTTAAGATGGAAGAAGGTGAGTACGACATAGTTGGTCTTACTAAAAGAGAACAGCTTATCACTGAGTGGAACAATGAGATGAATAAGCTTATTGGTCTTCATTACGATGGTGCATCTACTGATAATATGGCTCCCACCACATCTCAACTTCAATCAATGGCAGACCATGTAAAAGGTGTAATGGCTAATAATTATGCTGATGAGATTGCTGAGAGAGAGTTAACCGCGCAAGGATTCAGGGATTACAAGATAGGTATACAAGACGCTATAGATGCTTCTGAAGTTAGGGAGTCAGATGGAAAGTTGAATTTACTTGGACCAATAATCCCATTCCTTGATACCACGATAGCTGGTTCAGGAGAATCTACATTTTCAGGAAGCCATAGTGCTAATTACATCAATAACAACATAGACCCACAGCAAAGAATAGATGCTCTTTACAACCCAATGGGAGAATACACAATAGAAGATGCTACAAATCCAGATGGAAGTGTTAATGAAGCTAAGAAATCATTTGTTGGAATGACTCACTCTGCGATATTTGACGCACATTGGGGTCCGACAGCATTCGCTAGGTATTACAAGCAATTTGGCCCAGACCGCGTAACAGAAGCTCAATGGAAAAGAACAGTGGAGTAATAAATGAGTACACAAGTAATATCACCATACGATAGTTACAACAAGGTGGACGATGAAGAAGTAGGTGATGTCCCTAAACTAACCAGTTCACCATCTCCTGTTGCGTCCCCTTACGATGGTTATAGCACTAGAGTAATTAAACCTGAATACAACGAAGATAGTTTCCACGCTGATGCTCAGTCTATAGCTGATTCTAGGGTGTTAGCCAGTAAGTTTATTAAAGCACCACAGCGTCAGTCTGAAACTCAAGGACAACACATTGCTTCAGAGATGGCACAAGGAATGCCTGCTCGTAGTCTAGAGAGCATAGAGGCAACTCTAGGTGCTGAGAAAGCTTCAGAAGCTGATTACCAAGCACAGCATATCCAATCATTAAGCGATGGTGATTTCACACGCGAGAGTTTAGATTGGTTAGGCACTACACGCTGGAACATGGTTAAGACAGGTGAGCTAGCGTTTAGTGTTGCTGATTGGTCTGATGAAGAACAGCAGTCCCTTGTTCGCCTTATGGCTAACTATGAGGAACTACCTACTTCATGGAAGACTACTGGTCGTGCTGCTGAAGGTCTAGCTACTGACATAACTACTTATGTAGGCTTGGGCTTTGTTCTTAATACACTCTCTAAGATTGCTTTAAAACCTGCTGCAGGTGCATTGGTCCGTTCACTTCTTAAAACCACAAAAGGAGCAGGCACAGTAGGAGCTATTGAGGTTGGTGCTTACATGGGTGCTGACAACCTACTCAACCAGAAGATAGATGTTGAGACAGGCCAGCGAGATAACTATGACTATTTAGAAACAGCAGCCTACACTGCGGGTGGCGCGGCTGGTGGTTATATAATTATTGGTGGACTAACAGCACTCACTCTTCGTGCAGCATCCAAAGGTTTATCTAAGAATGCTAATGAGGTTGTTGACGAGGTTGTTGATGAAGCCACACCTGTAGCTGATGATGTTGTTGAACTTGGTGATGAATCTGTTGATGAAGTCATTGAGGCTGCGCCAACACAGGTTGATGAAACCAGTGAATTTGTTGATGACTTAGACACAGTGTCTGATGATGATTACTTTGATGAGATGGTCGGTGAGCTTGGTGATGACATCCCTGAAGATGACTTGGCATTTCTATCTCGTAACATTGAAGACGACTATGCTGAAGAACTAGCATCTGCTGCTGCCAAAGGCGCAGATGATTCAGGTGAATCTGTTGTTGAAGAGTTAAAGCCAACAACAGTTATGCCCAAAGGATTAGCAAGTGCAAAGCCTCGCTATAACTATGGTGAGAATTCTTACGATGTTAAGTTTGAAAGTGATGTTGATAAAGCACTCTATATTGTAGCTGGTAAAGGTGAGTCTAAATCTCACAGTGAGTACATGCGTTTCTTGCGCGGTGTGTTCCCTAATAAGTCAGTTGAAGAAATCAAAGAGATGGGGGCTTCTGTTAAGGCTGACATAAAAGAGTCTGCTAAAAACAAAGATTTGGATTTAGATGGTGACCTAGTAGTAAATGCTAAGTTTGAACCAACTAAAAAGCCTAGGCGACCTAAAGGTGAAAGTAAATCACTTGATGAAAAGCCTAAGATGTATGATGAATCTAACACTAAGGAAATGCCCTACAACATCAACCGAATGAAGACAGCGCAGGACACTAAGAACTTAGTTCTAGAGCGTTCTGAGCAACATCGAAAGATGAACCCACTTGAAACTAAAACTCTGGATGAAGTGACTGAGGAAGGTAAGATAGCTGCTAAAGAATTAGCAGAAGCTACGGGTGGCGACTTAACTGAAATCGTTAAGAGTCTTAGGGGTGATGTAGTTGAAATGGCTGCTATTGTAAACCGAATTAAAGCTACCCGTGATTTGCATGTTTGGACATTTGACAAGATGGAATATCTTGCTCGCAAGTATATAAAAGACAAGGGTCTTAGTGGTGCTGAACAGGGTGAGTTAGTTAAAGTAGTTCAAATGATTAACCAACTTGTTCCCCTAACCATTGACCAATCTGCAGGTGCTTCAAGAGTCCTAGGCTCAAGAAGGGCTATGGCTATATCAGACGATAGTTTAATTCGTGGCGGTATGGACCCAGATGCACCAGTTGCTGGTAAGCAAAGTGCGGAGGAAGCAATTGCGGAAGCTGAAGCTGAAGTGTTACTGCCTGAACTAGATGCAAATGCAATAGAAGCTATAGCTAATGGCAATGGTCCTTTTGTTATAAAGGCGTTGGTTAACTCTATTATAGATGGCCTTGAAAGCGGAAGGATTAAGAATCCTAGAACAGCTAAAGAGGCTTTAGTTCCCTCTAGAGTTAAGCGTGTTATCGCTGAGATAAACCGCGTCCGTGCTGGTTCAATGTTGGGTGGATTAACCACCATGACAATGGCTGCCGTGTCTAACCATCTACATATGATGTATGAGCCTGCACTTGAATATGCAAGCCGATATAACTTTGGATTGACTACGGCATCAAGGGCATCACAGGGTGCTGATAAGTTAGCCCGTGCTAGAGCATTAGCACAATACTCTGGCAACATGCAGTATTACTTGCAAGGTTGGAAAGAAGCAATGAAAGCTGTAAGGCTTGGCGTTCATCTTACTGACCCTAACGTAACTCACATGGAGTCTAGTGCAAACCTTAGAGGCAACAAAGGTAAGTCTAAGAAACGTATTATCTATGAAAACATCACAGGCTACGCACACACTGTGCTTATGGCATTGGATGAACAACATAAATTCACACGCGCTCATTCTTTAGCATTTGCTGACGCAGTAGTTGAAGCTAAAAAATTAGAGATGAAAGCTGCTGAACAAGGAAAGGTTGCATTTAAAGAAGGTAGTGCTGAAGCTGAGTTATATATACAGCAACACATTGCTAGAATGTTTGATGAGCATGGTGCAGTTAGAACAGTTGATGATACGGGTACACCACAAGGAAAGGCTGATGCAAAGTTAGGTGAAGCTATTATGCGTGAGATACGCATGGAGACTTTCACTGAAGAACTTGTTGGTCTTGTAGGTAAAACAGTTAATGGAATAGCTGGAGCAGGTGGTGGATTAGGTGCGTTTATCCTTCCATTTAGACGTGCGCCAGTTAACTCTATTTCCTATGCAATGCAGTACGCACCTATACCTGAATCTATATTTGGCATGCCTGTTATGAGAGCTATATCTCAAAAGCAAGATGCAATACTTAGGTCAGGTGATGAAGTGCAGATAGCTAAACTACGCATGCGTAAGAAAGTTGGAGCAATGGCAGGTACATACTTATGGTTTAAGGCTGACTCTGGTGAATTAACTGGTGGTGGTCCTAGTGACTACAAGATGCAGAAAGCTTGGATACAGGCAGGGAATAAACCCTACTCAGTTAAGATTGCTGGTGAGTGGATTCCTTATGCAAAGATCGAACCTTTCTCCACTGTGATGGGCGTAATGGCTAACTCACATTACATCTGGAAGATGGACCCAGAGAAATTTCAAGATGGAACTGCTCATGTTGTCGAGGCTGTGCAAGTTGCTTTAGTTCAAAGCATACTAAACAAAGCCTACTTTACTGCTATAAGTGATTGGATGAAGTTGATGTCAGGTGAGGACGATATGCTAACGTCCACAGTACAAGCTATAGGCACATCCTTCATTCCTAACGCACTGAACCAGATGAACTCTGACCCTAATGTTCGTGAGGCTACGGACTTACTAGAGAAGGTTCAGCGTAAGATAGATGGATGGTCACAAGAACTTGGGGCGCAGTATGACATTACAGGTCAGCCTATGTTGAAGCCTAATGATGGGTGGAATCTATTTAAGCAACCTAATGTTCGTGCAGATGAATCAAGTGTAGCGCAAACTGTTATGACAGAAATCTATGACTTGCGAGTTGTGCAAGATAAAGATGGATTGTTAGGTCCGCCACCAAGGAATCTAAGTGCAGGTCGCAAAGATTATCGTGAGGTTTATGATAGGAATGAAACTGAATCTGTGTACGCAAAGTACAACAGGTTTATAGGTGAAGTTACTATAAGAGGCATGACTCTTGAAGAAGCTTTGTACGATAAAATAACTTCTGACCATTACCAGAATAAACCTAAATCACCTTACCTTGATGTTGACTCACCTCATATCGGAATCTTGTCGGAGATTATTAAAAAATACAGAAAGAAAGCCAAGAGCAGGCTGCTTGATGAATCCGATGCGTTCAGAGAACTTTATGATGTTCTTGAAGATAAGAAGCGTGAAGTTAAATATGCACGTTAAGTAAAATCCTGGCACTAACTTTCAAAAAACCAAGCCCCTCAATCGAGGGGTTTCTTTTATCCCCCCTTATTTAAACATAGAGAATTATAATGGCCTTATCCTTTGTGAATTACACTGGTAATGGCAGCAACAGAGTATTCAATTTAACTTTTAGTTATCTGCAACCAGCAGACGTTAGTGTAAAAGTTAATAATGTTGCTGTTACCTTTACATTTCTAGACTCAAGCAGAGTCCAGACTTCGGTAGCACCAGCTTCTGGGGCAGCCGTAACAGTTCGAAGAACAACCACAAGAACAGCGCGAGTTGTTGATTTTGTAGATGGTGCTTTGCTAACAGAATCAGCACTTGATGCTGACAGTAATCAATTATTTAATTTATCACAAGAAGCATTTGACGCTTCTGCCAATGCACTTCCCTTACTATTCGACCAGACTTACGATGCAACAACTAAGCGCATTAAAAATGTAGCTGACCCAACTTCAGCACAAGATGCTGCCACTAAGAACTGGGTAGAAACAGCACAGACATCTTCAGTAAGTATTGCAACTACCAAGGCTGCTGAGGCTAGCTCTTCTGCTACCGCTTCAGCTAACTCTGCTACAGCTAGTGCTAACTCTGCATCTGGTGCAGCTAGTTCAACCACGGCAGCAGCCAACAGTGCAACAGCTAGTGCAAACTCAGCTACAGCAGCTTTAGCAAGTAAAAATACATCGGCTGCTCAGGCAGCTATATCAACCACTAAAGCAGGTCAAGCAGCTAGTTCAGCCACAGCAGCAGCAAACAGTGCAACAGCTAGTGCTAACTCAGCCACAGCAGCAGCCTCTAGTGCTTCTACAGCAAATACAAAAGCATCTCAAGCAACTACATCTGCCAATAACGCAGCGTCTTCTTTAGCATCCTTCACAGGGCAGTATGTATCCTCATCAGGCGCACCTGCATCACCAAGTACAGGTGACCTTTGGTTTGACACTGGCTCAAGCACAATGAAAGTCTATAACGGCTCTGCATTTGCCAATGCTGGTTCATCCGTAAGTGGTGTAGAAAATGCGGTTCAGCATACAGCCACAGCAGGGCAGACTAGCTTTTCTGCTACATACGATGCTGGTCATCTTCAGGTTTTCTTGAATGGTATTCGCTTAGACACTGCCGATTACACGGCTACTAACGGCAATGCTGTTGTACTAGCCATAGCTGCGGCTGTTGGTGACGTAGTGTTTATCCAAGGATTTGGCACATTTACACTAGCTGACCATTACACAAAGACTGTGGCTGATGGTCGATTTAAAGCTATCGGAGCATTAGAAGGTGGGCCTAGCTTGGGAACCAACAGTATTCTTAGATACAACGCAAACACCATCAATGAAAACATTTCAGTCAGTAGTGGATTAAATGCGTTTAGTGCTGGCCCCATAACTATCGCAAATAATAAGACTGTCACAATAGCGAACAATGCAACGTGGAGCATAATTTAAATGTCTACATTAACAGTAAAAGAGTTGTCCCATCCAGCAGGGGAAGTTCTGAAAATTTCTGCTGGTAAAGTGCTAGATTTGAAGTCACAGGGGACAGTGACAATGCCCAGTGGCTCAGTGTTACAAATTGTTAGTAAATTAGACACTGCACAGACTACCCAAACTTTATCTACAAGTGACACTGTGGTGGGTAATATGGAAAAAGCAATTACGCCCAAAGGCACAAATAGTAAGTTTCTTGTTTATGTTAGATGGTTAGGTGAAGTTGGTAATGCACACGATTGCGTATTTAATATCCAAATGAATGCGACAAGGGTAAACATAAATGGTCAAGGGTCGCGTCACGGTTTGACTGTCCCTGTGACCAGTTTTGATGACGGCAACAATGATGATTCAACGCCTGAATCTGCAAACTTTCAAACTCTAGTAAGTACGTCCTCAGTCATAGGAACAGCTATAACCTTTGCCTTTGTTGCTGAAAGTAACTATAGCGCACCTTTTGCAACCAACAGAACTATCGGAGGAGGCGCGCAAGAACGTGGCACATCCGAGATAATTATTACGGAGATTGCAGGCTAATGGCTTCTAAATTAAAAACAGACATCCTTGAAACAGTATCAGGCTCTGGCACGATTGCATTGACCAACCAGTTGAGCGGTATGACTACGGCTAGTTTACCAGCTTTAGGCTCTGCTCAGATGCCCACTGGTTCAGTGATTCAAGTAATTAGTGCTACCAACACAAACTCAGCAAATGGTGGGTTTCTTCTCACTACCTCATCAGCCACTTATACTGCGGGGGCATTGTCAGCCTCAATAACTCCATCGTCAACATCTTCAAAGATAATGGTTATTATCAACACTGTTCAATATAGGGCAGGTTCTTCTAGTTACACTGTATATCGTGGCTCAACAAATATAGGAGGGGGTAATAATGGTTTTGCAAGATTATCAGGGGCTAACAGCACTTGGCTGCCTATGAGCATAAGCTATTTAGATTCCCCTAGCACTACTTCAGCCACAACATATCAGTTATACGGACGTGCGGAAGCTGGTGGCGTTACTTATTTTGGTGGCGATGGCGATATGAAAAGTACAATCACATTAATGGAAATCAAAGGATAACATCACATGACCGATAAAGTCGCAGCATTACAAGCCCTCACTCCAGCAGCCCAATGGGTACTACGTGGAGACGATTTAGAATGGTTGGATGAAGTACAAACCCAACCAACAGACGCAGCAATCGCAGCTAAGATTGTTGAATTACAAGCGGCTTATGACGCAGCAGCATACGCACGTAGCCGCCAAGAAGCCTACCCGTCAATCCAAGATTGCATCCATGCTCTTATGGATGGTGGTGATACCTTGACTGACCTACAGGCTTTGCGTACAGCCGTGAAAGCAGCCAATCCAAAGCCATAATAGGAGTAGATTATGACAACTACTATTACAGGTGCTACTGGCATTGATAACAT